AATACTAGCTTTCAATTCTGTGTAGTTAGTAATTGCCATTAAACTCGGCCCTTCCAGACACGGAAATCTCTATTGTCGCTATTATTGAGCCAGACCGCCCAGGCTTTTTCGTCGTGGAACCAGCCCTCACGCATCGCCTTCTCAGCAACGCTTAAAGGAACTCTTGCCACATGCTTGAGATTGGAATGATTGCCGTGATCGTCAGACAATACAGCGGCGCTATCTACGACAGGTTCACAGTCCTCAATCGTCTCAATGGTGAAGTCGCCAAAAAATCCATCTTCTGGATTTGAGTGCAACACACGAACGACATTGCCCTTGTGATCGTAAATCTGCTTTTGAGACATTGACTAGCCCATAAAAAAAGGGCCGCTCGGAAGCGACCCTCATTGATGTTGTAGTTTTTAAGCTAATCAGCTTGCAACAATGTCAGGCAGCTTAGCGTGGGCTTTTTCATTACCCATCTCAAGGCCGTATTCTGCGATAATCATTTTTGTCTCAGCATCGCCAATTTTCGCAATATCAACCGTCTGGAATGGACGATAGTAAGCGACAGCAGCGTATTCTGGATCAAGGAACAATGCAGCCGAAACTTCCTTTGAAGAGATTGTGCGGGTGCGCAACCAACGTGAAGGAAGGATTTTCACATCGCCAAAGTCTGAGCGATAGATATCAACGGTGTTAACTGCTTCAACCTTTGATACCGCAATTTGCGAACCAGAGCGGCCCGTAAATGACGAAATCTTACGCTTAATAGCTGGGCGAACAAGAACAACCTTTGGCTCAGCGCCATTGGTGTAAGCCGTCTGAAGAATATCGTTGAAGATAGTCTCAGTCAGCACTACAGATGTTGAGCCATCCGTAAGAGCAGCCGTCTCAGATGCAGCGTTTGCATAAGACGTGCCGCCAGCACCAACATTCGTGCTAATCCAATGCTCAACAGCGCGGGTTTTACGAGCGGTGCCACTGTCGTTACCAGCTACGCGAGCCTGGTTAGAACAAAGGATGGCTTCCATATCGCGCTTCAATGCTTTTGACATCAAAGCCATCTGATGGGCCATTTCCGACCGCTTACCAGCTGCGTCAGCGCTTTCCTGCGAACCAGATACAGTAGCATCGCGCTCTGAAATCTGCGTCGTATTCGACAGGCGAACCGTTGCTTGGGCTGCACCGCGTGAAAGCTCAAAGCCTTCCTCACGCGCATTGGTCGTATCAACTGCTGGCAAGCTCTCAGTCTGCCAATCGAAGATGCGGTTTTTAACATTACGCCGTCCGGCAGCACTCATAAATGGTGTGTCGAAAGGGTCAATATTGTAGATTGTATTTGAGAGGTCTTCACGATTGGCCGTAGCCGAATATGTCGCAAAGGCATTAGTTACTTTAGCCATTTTAGCGTGTCCTTATATCAAACTTTCAAAGACAGCAGCGGCATCACGCACACTGCCAGATTGTTTGAGACGTTTTCGCGCATCGACTAAGGCTCTAGTCTGAGTGTTCATCGGCTTTTGAACCGGCGCATTAGGCGTCAAGGCTTTTTCAAGTGGTTCTGATTGCTTTGGCTTAGAGTTTTTCAACTCACGCCAGCGCATTGCGTCATAAGCTAGAGCAACAATTCGCGCATCGTATGCTTGGTCTATCTCTTGGTCGTTAAAGCTGCGACCTTTGAGAAAATCACGCAACCGATGTCTGTCACGCTCGTAGTTTTTGGCGTCTTTCCACTCTGGGATAAGCTCGGGCAGTAATTGAGCATTCTGTGCCAGATAGGCTTGCAGATTTTGCTCTTTGTCTGCGTTTTGCTTTTGCGACATGCGTTGCATTTCTGCTTCAGCTGCCTGCAAATCACCCACTTCGCGCTTGTAACGCTCGTCCTGCTTTAGGTAAGCAACGGGGTCTGTGTCTATCAGTGATGGATCTGGCGGCTGCGGCAAATTGCGCTGCATACGCTGAACCATAACCGGCAAGAGTTGAGCATAGACTTTTTCTTGCTCACTTGCTTGCTCAACGACAGACTGAAATTGCTTACGCTCTTCAGCTAGTGCTTGAGTTTTGCGTGTGTAATCCGCTTGGCGTAGGACGCCGGACTTCAACTCTTCCTTCGTAAACTTGACCTCTTGCCCTTCAATCTCAAGGGTGATGACAGTTTCTTCCGGCTTGTCGTCGTCGGCCTTTTCCTCGGCCTCATCGTCTGAGCTATCTTCCTCGCTGTCTTCTGCGTCTTCCGCATCGTCAGCCGTCTCTGAGGCTTTTAGCTCGGTGTTATCTGCATCGTCCTTTTTAGGCTCATCTGTATTATCGGCAGAGCCGGACAGAATTGCTTCAAAAGCAGACGCAGCTTCGCTAATCGACCCGGTGCTTTCGCTTATCGGGTCGGCTAGATTTTCATCAGCCATTTAATTTACTCGGGGTTGCTCAGCGAATAGGCGTGCTTAGCGGCGTAATTCAACGCGCCTTTCAGCTTGTGCCTTGCTGAGTTTCATGTTCGCCAGCATCGCCTCCAGCTTGCTTTTGAACGTGCGTGCGCCACGAACGAGGCCGTAAGCCTCTTCCCGTTCTTGCGGCGTCTTGAATTGGCCATTCGCCCAGCATTCGATGTTGAATTTTTCCAATTCTTCCATCGCTATTTTGAATGCGTCAGACGCAAGTATGCTTTCCGCTGAGCTTCCTAAGCGGATAATTTGTTCATCATTCATGTCAGATTATGCCGATCCCGTAGGCATTGGCTGCATCTGAGGCGCTTGCTGTGGCTGTGATTGGTTTATGCCAATCTGCGACAACACCTGTGCAGATGCTAGTTTCTCTTGGTCTATTAAAGTCTGAGCGAGTTGCTGAATATCAGTGCGCGGCTGTCGCGTCATTTCAATAATTGCCGCCCAATCAACTTGTGTGCCATTCTTTGCAGCAATTTCTGCTGCCTTTAGAATGATATCCGCTTCCATCTGGTCGCGCTTTAAATCGCTGTCTAATTGTAACTGTGCGCGTTGAATGGCTTGCGATTGTAGCTTGGCGAAAGTATCCGCTTGAGCCTTGGCTAATTCAACTTCAGCTAACAGTTGATTTGGATCTTTCTGCTGTGTTTTAGATGCCTCTTGAGCTTGTGCAATTTGTGCATCTTGCTCTGGGCTAATCGGTGAGAAGAAACTTTCTGGGTTTTTAAATCCAGCTTTTCTAACAATCTGGTTAAGCGTGTTAGCGTATTGGCTTGGCTTAACAAGCGGATTAGATAAACCCATTTGCTGAAGTATCTGCTCTTGCTTCTGAGCTACCTGAGTTAAGAAGCCCATTTGCTGAGCATCATCGCCTCGGCCTAAAGCAACAGATACAATACAATCCATATTTGCATCCCATTGGGACACATCTACAGGAACCCACTGACCACGAAGACGAATAAGTAAAGGCTTATCTTGATGGCGGGTAATGAGCTTTAAAAGCCCGCTGAATAATTGCCGCATGCCGGTTTCAGCAAATGTTCTTGCAATAAGCTCAATTCTATCTTGCGAGGCAGATATCTGAGCATTAACCGCAGCGCGTGTCGTTGACTGTAAAACATCGGCATCTAACCCCTGGCTAGTGGGGGTAATTCCAGTTCTTTGAGCCTTGATCTGGTCAAGGTAATCAAGAATAGGCATAGCGGCCTGGCCAACGAATGGCGTAGACATATCTTGCACTGCGCCAATTTGTCTGGCTCTGACTACTGCGCCGACTTCTTTATTCAATACATCGTCAATATTGACCTGCCCCTCAACAATAACCGTCCTGGGGAATATCGACTGCGCAAGGCTATCCAATGTAGCCCGCATAACGTGAGATTTAATTCTCTGCAGATCCATCGTTACATCAGCTAACGAATGGCCGAATACAGTGTGCGGCTCTGGATCTGGACAGAACAACGCAAACGGGGCGTGATCTACGACTTCATCCTTAAGGATATAGCAAGTATCGCCAATAGCGTGAATACAACGAAGCTCAGCAATACCGTCACCGTCCTTATCAATACGAAGATAAACCTTCATATATTTAACGCGCTTTAATGACGGCTCATTATCGTCATAAGGCGTTTCATAGCCAGGATTACGTTCCTGCTCTTCCATTTCCGCGACCCAGAGATCGTCATCCCCAGGTGCGCCATGCTCGAGGATGTCCTCCTCCTCGAAGCCCATTTCAATTAAATCTGATACGGATACTAAATCTCTGTATCCGATAATATCAAACATTCTATCTGTATCGCGGGCGCGTTTATCAATGATAAAGCACTCAGGCGGCAATGCGCGAATACGATATTTTGCCTGACGATCCACTAATTTAACACAAAACTTATACGTCGTCGGATATAATGGATTTATACTAGTTTCGGGATAAATATATTTAAATTCAGCAGTCGGATTATTCTGTCTAAAGAGTAAGACCTCTTCCTCAGTCATGCCTGAGAAATGCTTTTCTACTACCTTATCTTCACTCTCGGCCCACCAAGTGACAATGCCAGCTCTTTTAAGCAAAGCATCCTTAAACACTGAGTGTAATATCTGAAAGCCTGGGTTCATCTCGTTAAAGATGAAATTAACCGTATCAGACGCTTGCTCGGCGACTACAACATCTTCCGGCGTCCGAGGCATATATTCAACGATTTTCTGCCCAGAGGTGAATATCCTCATCAAGCTCGGCATCATTGCTTGAATAGTGTCTCTGACCTCAGATAATACTACCTGAGAGCGGCCTTCTTCCTCATCACCGAAATATGCGCCACGATAATACTTTGCCGCCTCTACACGATGAGGCGTAACATGGTCGTCAATAAAACGCTCGGCAGAAGCAATAGCCATTCTAACGCGGCCAGAAAATTCCTGTTCACTCAGCGGTGTGTTGACTAGCTTATCTTCCTGGGGCTCATCCTCATACCCACCTTCAGACATATCTTCCGCGTAATCTTCATC